AATAATAGTATATACATTATTGAAGTGTATTTAAATAGCGAAATTAATAATATATATAACCCTTTATTAGTTGTAAATGATGTAAAAAATTTCTTAAATAAATATGCTATAAACAACAATATGCCATAAATTTTATAAATATCATAAATATTATAAAAAAATTATTTTTATAATATATGAAAATAGTTATTAGAACAGTTTTATTTCATATATTATGTATTATATTTTTTGCGTTAATATATTCATATCTTTCAGAACATTTTCAAAGTACTAATAGAGAGAAAAATATTAAGTATAACAATTTTATAGATTTTTTATTGTTAAGTACGACGATACAAGCAGGTGTAGGCATATCAGAGTTATACCCTGTATCATTTTATAGTAAAATTGTTTTGATGATACAAGAAGTATTATTAATTTTAACTCACTTAATAACTCTATATATTTTTACTCTATAATAAATCTTAAATAACATAAATAACATAAATAATATATTTAAGAGATAAATACATTATTAATTATTATTATAATGAATATTATTAATAATAAATATAAATTAATTGAAAAGATTGGCGAAGGTTCATTTGGTTTAATATATAAAGGACAAAATATTCGAACAAATGAATATGTTGCAGTAAAAGTTGAACCAATAAAACATCAATTAAAACTCTTAAAAAATGAATCAAATATTTATCAATATTTAAATGGTTGTATAAATATTCCTTCTGTAAAATGGTTTGGTAAAGATGAAATTAATTATTATATGGTAATAAATTTGTTGGGTGAGTCTTTAGATAATTTAAAAAAAAGAACTGGTACTTTCTCTCTACGATTAATTTTGAAAATAGGAATAAAAGTTATATTTTTATTAAAAATGATACATGATAAAGGATTGATTCATCGCGATATAAAACCAGATAATTTTTTATTTAGTTTAAACAATAAAAAAGATATATATTTGATTGACTTTGGTTTTTGTAAACCATATTTAAAAGATGGAAAACATATTGCTTTGAAAACGACAAGTAATATAATAGGAAGTAAAACATACACAAGCGTAAATTCACATAATTTTATGGAATTAAGTAGACGAGATGATTTAGAATCATTAGGATATATGTTAATATATTTTTATTTAGAGAGATTACCATGGCATAGTATTCAAATAAATGATGTTATTAAGGAAAAAAAGGCAAATATTTTTAATGATATATTGTTACCTAAAATAATGGTAGATTACATGATGTATATAAAATCATTGGAATTCGAAGGAACGCCTAATTATAATTTACTTATAGATATTTTTAAGAGAGAAATAACCGAAATAGGTTAAATTGAACAAATATATTTATTATGTATTATAAATGTCATCAAATAAATATGATAAAATGAATGAATTTATAGTTTCTGTTTTTAATGTATTCAAAATGGTCAATAAAAAGTCTGAACAAATGGGTGATAAAAAAATGAAAATGATAGCCTTAGTAATTTATAATTATGTAAGGAAATTAGCGAAAGATAATGACTATAATTTAAGGGAAATAAATGAAACAGATACTATTAACTTAATCCCTATTTTTGAATATATTAATTATAACAATATAGAATTATATGATTTTACAAAAATTCAAATGACGGATGTCGATTTATCTAGTAATGGAGATTTAGAGAGATTTGTATTAAGTCATATTTATTATATAACTCAAAAATAAAATAATAATTTTAATTAAAACTATATAAAGATTATTTAATGTTTAATATTATAAGAAAATGTCAAATAATAAAGACACTGTTTCACCTTCACAACACTTAATTGGCCGTGTTAAGTGGTTTAACAATAAGGCAGGTTATGGTTTTATTACTGTAACAGATGGTTCTCGCGCAGGCACTGATGTATTTGTTCATCATAGCGTTATTTCTGTTGAGAATCAGCAATATAAATATCTAGTCCAAGGAGAATATGTAGAGTTCGAACTAGTAAAGACTGACTCGAAAGTTCATGAATGGCAAGCGTCTAACGTAAGTGGAATTAATGGTGGAAAATTGATGTGCGAAACTAGACGCGAATTAAAGATCGCAAGAAACGAATATAAGACATCGAGAAGCGAACAACATACTTCTAATGAAGTATCTAATACGCGTCCAAGAGAGCAACCCAGAGAAACCCAACCCAGAGAAACCCAACCCAGACAAAGAACCAGCGCACCAAGAGTTCGTGGCGAGGGTCCTAGAGAAAGTGATAGTAAGGAGTGGAATTTAAAGGAAAGAAAACCTCGTAAAAACTCTTCTACTCAAGGAACAACATCGCAATCTAAAAAAGCGTAAAATTATTTATAATTTAGAAATTTAATTATTAAATATTTAATTATTTAATTATTTAATAATTTTAAAAAACTTAATTTGTAATACTAATATATATGGATAAGCAGGATATAACTGATGTTAAAATGGGAGGCGCAAAAAGAAAAAATGGACATAAATTAAGTTGTACATGTCATATATGTGAAAATATTAAAAACAAAGCAAAAAGAGGTGGTTATGAAGAGGACGCTGAAAAAGAAAAATTAAGACGTATGGGTGGTTCAAAAAAGAAAAATGGACATAAACCAAATTGTAATTGTCCTATTTGTAAAAATATGCGTAATGCAAATAAAAAAAGTAAAAAAAAGCATACCTATAAGGGAGGTGATGAAGAAATGGATACTGAAATTATTATCGATGAAAATGATAATAATGACGAAATTAAGGATGATATTGAATCACAAAGCGCTGGTCGTAAAAAAAGAAAGACAAGACGTAGACATTACCGAGTATCTCATAAAGGAGGTGATGAACAACCTACAACTGACATTGATGTCACAATAAATGAAGACAAAAAGTTAAATGAAGAACCAGCGTCTGAAGAAGATTATGATAAAATAGAGAATACAATGGGAGGTTCTCGCAAAAATCGCGGTTCCAGAAAATCAAACGGTCATAAAATGAATTGTAAATGCCCTATTTGTAAAAATATGAAACGTTCTAGACGCAACAAAAGAAATTAAAATATTTATTATTTATTTTCATAAACTAATTTAAAGTTTATTTGATTAATAAAAATAGAGATGTCAAATATTTTAAGTGTTGAACAAAATAATGAACCAAATGTTGTTGATTTATTTGAACAATTCGAAGGAATTGTTAATAGTTTAAGTACAATGAAAATTCAAATAACTAATTTACAGCAGAATCTAAAATTACTTGAAAAAAATGTAAGAAAACAAATGAAAGGATTAAGACGTGAAGCAATTAAAAATAAAAATAAAGGCAATAGAAAACCGTCTGGATTCGCAAAACCAACAAAGGTCACAAAAGAACTATGTGAATTTATGAAAAAGGAGGAAGGTACCGAAATAGCTAGAACAGAGGTTACGCGAGCATTAGTTGCTTATATTAAAGAGAATAAATTGGAAGACACAAACAACAGTAAAATAATCTCTCCCGATAATAAATTAAAAATTTTATTAGGAATAGAAGATGGTGAACAACTAAATTATTTTAATATACAAAAATATATGAATAAACATTTTGTAAAAAACGCTGAGATATAATTAAAAAAATTGAATATATATTATAATATTTATTAAAAGTAATATAATATATTAAGTAAAATGTCTATTAACAAAATAGTTGAAGAACTAGATAAAAAGATATTATTTGAAGATTTTGTAAATACAGTAGATGAATATATGAATGTTAAAAATGAAGTCCAAAGAGAGAGAAATTATATTCATAGAAACAGATGTATGGAACAAATAATTAATATGTCAAAAGAAGAATTTATACAAAAATTATTAACTAATAAATTACCTGATTTTATTCGCGCAGATGTCCAAGATAAAGATTACATTAAATTATACAGAGACACAAATAGTTTAGCAGGTCCAGATTATGCGTATAATCATCGCGAGAGATTAAGAACTATTAATTCAATTGAATATAAAAGATTTCCTAATTGCTTTCCAGAAAAAAGAAATTATATATAAAAATATTGTAAATAAAATTGATATTATTTTTATTAGATTAAATAAGATTAAATTTAATAAAAAACAATTATGAACTTTTATAAAAGTAATAGATATACTTTATATTTAAATCACTGTAAATTTCCAAGTAATATTAAAGAATGGAATTTAAAATACTTAACAATTCAAGGTGGTCAATTAAATTTATTGCCTGAAATGCCTGAATCACTATATGAATTGACTATAATAGAAAGTGAAATAGTAACAAACATAAACATTCCAGAGACAATATCTTCATTAACATTTATAAATGTAATAATACATCCAGATATATTTTATAATATTTTGGAAAACTTAAAATATAAATTGGAGAGTTTATTCATAAAAAATATAAAAATTAACAATTTACCTGTTTTACCTGATTCTTTAAAATATTTGCAATGTATTAATTGCGGATTAAGTAATATACAATATTTGCCGAATAATTTAAATAGTTTTAACTGTAGCGTAAATAACTTGACAGAAATACCTAATTTAAATAAAAATAAAAAACTTATATTTATGAATTGTAGTAATAATTATTTAACTAAATTACCATTTTTACCGGATAATATTGAATATTTAAATTGTAACAATAATAAAATAAGTTATATTCCAAATATCCCAAAAAAAATTATAAGATTTGATTGTCAAGAAAATAATCTAATATATATACCAGATATTAATGATGAACATTTACAATATTTACATGATTTAGATAGGAATACAGACCATAATATACGAATAAATATTAATATATCTAAAAATCCATTATGTAAAATAATTGGTAGTGAAAAAGATATAATAATTATAGATCATCGTTATCAAATGGAAGGTGTATTAGAACTAACACATAATTTAAACATTGAATATGATAAAATTAAAAAAATCAAAACTTTAAATAAATTTAGATATAATTATTACTGTCTCAAATTAAAAAAAAAGTTTAGAGATATCTTATGGAAAAATATAAGAGAACCAAAAATTATAAAGAAATATTCGCCACAAAATTTATTATTATTTTTGAGTAATAATGAAACAGATGAAGATATTTATGAACTTCTTGAAAACTGGTAATTAACGCCGGACAAAATATCATTTTAATTTTATTTTAAATTGGTTTTTAACGGAATTATTTTGAATAGTTTTTAAATTATGTTCAATAATAGTTTGTATTTTTTTATTTCTATTACTAATTTCCTCATTAATTACGTGATTATGTATTATTCTTTCAAAATTTTTTTCACCGGATTTAGCTTTCATAAATATTTCTCGCCTTTTTTTTGAGCAACAACTACAAAAACACCCATTGTCTACATAATGTTCAAGTTGTATATCATTAATATATTGATTTTCTAAACATATATTCATATAGAAATTATATTCATAAACTGAATAAGGATAAAAAACATCGCATAACTTGTTTTCCCAATAGTTTAAATAAACATTTCTCTCTTCTTCATTATAGTAGAAGTTTAAAAATTTACAAGATTTAATAATATCGAAATAATTTTTTGGTAATTTATATTCCTTTTTAAAACGTTTATATAAATCACCTATTTCTTTTTTATCAGTGCTATAATCAGTAATTAAAACTATATCTGTGTTTAATACTTTAGAGAGAATATTATCCCATAGTTGAGAATCACATAATCTTATTTTTATGTATTTAATATTATTAATAACCTGTATTGTATATTTATTTGTAAAATCAAATGGTACTGGATTTTCTATATTAAACTTTTCAAAATAATGGTCTCCATTTTCTAAGTGTGGAAATAATTTATTAAAACGGTCACTTACTCTTTTAATTGAATACTTATTTATGTTCGATTCTGAATTATTAAAATGATAAGGAGATATTTTTTCAAAAAATTCTGACATTTTTCTCTCTATAGGTGTTCTATAAACATCAATAACATAAACATTTTTTCCTTGTTGAGAGAGAAAATTTATAATTTCGTTAATTGTTATATTATCTATACCAGACAGAACACTTAACATGACTTCATCATGAATATGTATTATATTAAAACTTTTTCCGAGTGATATTCGTAAAGACGAAACTAGTGTTGTTGAACCAACTTTGGGTGGTGTATAAATAAAAATATAACTATTTGTATTAATATTAAATATTTTTTCTATACATTCAGAAATTTTCTGGTTATTCATGAAATATATTATTAAATTAATATATAAAATTTAATTTATATATTTTATTATTTGTGAAAAAAATATATATGAAGAATTTATTTTTATGATGAGTTAATAATTCTTAAATAGCGATGAAGTGAATAAACTTATAATACTCCATCATCATTATGATTTAACATAGTAATTTCTTGTGAATAATCTTCTAGAAAACCAGGACAAGAACATAAAGTTCTTGGTGCGACTTCAATATGTAGGTGTGGTGTAATATATTTGAACCCGCCACATAATACACAATTAATACAATCAAAATATATTTCATAACCATATCGCAAAAACCAATTACCATAAAATTCATATTCAGAACGCACTGAAAATAAATTAAAATTATTTATTAATTTATTTTTTTTATTGCGTGAATCTAAATATATATGATCAACAAATAAATAATTTTTTATATCATTTCGAAGATCAAAACATCTTCTATTATCTAATAACTTATTAATTAATAATTGTTTTTCAAGACAAAGTTGATAGGTGTTCATATTGTTTAATTAAAATTAAAGAGAGAAAAGTAAATCAATTTTTATTAATTAAAAAATAAAAAAAGAGTGTAGATCGCAAAGTCGGACCATAACTCAGTGAGTGATTGTTAGTTTACAAAGAAGAAAGTTAATTAGTATACAAAGTGTTGTGAGTGGCGTAGTCGTATGTTAAAAGGTCAAGTTGTTTATCAATAATAGGAAGTTTAGCGAGGTCCAAAGTGGTGAAGGAGTAGTCATATAGAGATTC